ATATTATTAAAATATTTGTATAATATATTATAAATGCTTACCAAAAGTAGAAAAATTAGAAAAAACATAAAAAACATAAAAAACAGAAAAAGCATAAAAAGCAGAAAAATTAGTAAAAATAAAAAAAATATTAAGAATAAAAAGGTTAATTGTTGGAAATCGTGTAAACATGTTCCTTGTGGAAAAATGATGAACCATTGTCCTCCTATGTATTGTTATCCTGGTGGTTCTAAAAGTTGGACTAAATGTAATATGAAGAACTGGGGTAAAAAATATAAACATTTATCACGCTACTGTTCTAATGATAAGTGTAATAAAACGAAACAAACCCGTGTACCTAAATATCAAGTATTAGCTAAAACATTACATAAAAAAATGCCATATATATGGAGGTTTCTAAAACCACAAACAAGAAAGCAAATGATATTATTAGCGAAAAAACCCACTAAAAAAATAGACATAAATCATATGATTTATTCCGATAAACCAAATTAAAATATTTGCATAATATACTATATTATAAATGGATTACAGGTTTCTTGATAATATGTTTCTTAATAATAAGTTTATTAATAATAGGATCTTTGGTGTAATAGTATTAACGATAATTTTTATATTATATATTCAATTCTCACCAACTATGGGAAACATCTGGTGGAGAAACGAGAAATTTATGCCAATGGGAGCAGTTAATGTAATATTATATCCTTTTAAAAACATACAAATGTGGACTAAACCTGAAATGTGGATAATTAATTTACCGATGTGGATTATAATATTCCTAATATTATCTTGTTTGAATTATCTTGTTTAAAAATTGAAATAATTTGATATATATTTTATCAAGCGTTAAATATATATTTTGTAAAAAGTATTTATAGAGAAATCTAAATAATTAATAAGAATATAGTTATTATGGATAGTCGCTTAGAAAACGGTTTAGTTAGCGTTGATGATATCACGAGAGATGATGTCGATTCTATTGTTGAACTCGCGGAAAATTATGCAACTATGTGTTATCCACTAAATATGTTAAATGATGACGTGAAAGAGGATTTTATTTGTGGTATGTTATTCTTTGAACCTAGTACGCGAACACATTGCTCTTTTCAGGCCGCCGTTTCCCGCCTTGGTGGCAGGTCTATTGTTATGCCTGGAACAGAAATGTCTTCTATTAGTAAGGGCGAAACTATTGAAGACACTGTACATACTTTCTCTCAATATTGCGATATGTTGGTAATTAGACATCCTGAAAAGGGTATTGTTAAGAAGTTACAGGAAATAGCAGCGCAATATAATGTTCCGGTTATTAATGGCGGCGATGGTGATGGAGAACACCCTACGCAAGCACTTCTTGATTTCTATACAATCAAAGAACATTGTGAGCGAACAGACGGAATATCTATTTGTTTTCAAGATTCACTTCGTAGTCGTACCGTTAACAGTTTGAAGAAAATTCTTTCAAAATACAAAGACAATAAATATTATGGTGATTTGTCAGAATGTGTTGAGGATGAATTAGATATACTTTATTTAACGCGATTTCAAAAAGAACGGTTTAAAGATGATGATAAGAAGGTTACTGATGCTAAGAAGGCAACAGATGCAATTGCTGATATATCTGATATGGAAAAACCTGCACCATTATCTTGGATAGTGGATATTTTAAATACCACTGTTGTTAAATTATATAATACTTTTGCTTCAGAGAAAAATAAAATAGATATTAATGATGTTAATACTATTAATAAAATGAATAATACACGATACATATTGAATAAAGATACGTATAAGAATTTTACTGATAAAGTTGGAATAATGCATCCTCTTCCAAGAGGTCCAGAAATTCATCCGGAAGTTGATGCTGGATTGTCCGGTGGTGGTAAAATCCTATATTTTAAGCAAATGCGAAATGGTGTTCATGTTAGAATGGGTCTTATCAAATTGATATTGCATGCAAGATTGGCAAAAATAGGCAGGATTAAGTTATAGTTGGAGTTAAGTTAGAGTTAAGTTAAAGTTAAAATATAATTTATTACATTGAATAATAAATTATAGGGTTTTAATTAACGTTGTTTAATTAACGTTTTTTATATATTGATAGTGATATGAATATCAGTCTTAAACCATTTGTAAGGGTTAAGATGCTTAGTTGGAGTAGGCGAGGCCACCCATGCCGGACATGACACGGAGGACGTTGTAGTTGGTGGCGTAAACGCGGACCTTGGCGGTCTTGGTACCTTCAACGGTGGCGTTGGAGAGAACAAGTTGGAGGGTGGCGTTATCGATGCGGGAGAAGTTGCAGGTGCCAGATGGTTGGTGTTCTTCTGGGCGAAGAGCGAAGGAGTATACGTTGATACCGGTGTCTGGGGCACGAGTGTGGTGTTGGTATGGTTGGACAAGGTCGAAGTAGGTGCCTTCACGTTCAGAGAAGCGGTCTTGGCCGTTAAGTTGGAGCTTAGCGGTGACAACTGGGTTTTCGCCCCAGCAGTGCATGTCAAGAGAGGTTTCGCTGAGTACGAAGGTACCGGCATCGGATACGTAAGATTGTTCACCAGGAACAGCGAAGTTGGGGTGAGAGTAAGTACCATTACTGCTGTTGTTGTTCCACATCTCAAGGTCTGACGCATTCGCAGTGCCGGAAGAGTCAAATGCACCAGCGGATTGGAAGAGCCCGGCCGCATCGATGAAACCGGTACCGGCCGTTCCGCCAGCGATAGCGTCAGGGCCACCGAACGCGTGGATGGCGTTGGGGAGGGCATCAATGGCATCAGTGTAGTTGAAAGGTTGGGCACCGAGAGCTCTGTTAAGGAGTTGACCCGCTTCAAGGGATGAGCAGTAATCGACATTTTGGTCAGGTTGGACAACCCAGACAAGTTCCTTAACTGGGTGGTTGAAGTTGAGTTTGATCTTGTTGGAAGAAGACCCGACGGATTCATCGCCGGTGAATTGAACTTGTTCGATGAGGTATTCGTGGGGGTTTTGGGCCATGCGTCTGCGTTCATCAGTGTCAAGGAAAACGTAATCAACGTAGAGGGATGCCGCTACGAGAGATTGGTTGTAAGCAGTGGTGACCTTTGTGGATCCAGTTGGTTCGTTAAGATTATTTACTGCCCATAAGCATTCATCAATAGGACGGATGTCGAGGTTGATGCGGACTTCGTGGTATTGAAGAGCGATGAGGGGAAGGGCAAGGCCAGGGTTGCGGCAGAACCAGAACATGAATGGAACGTAGAGAGTGGTTTCTGGGAGCGCGTTGCGTGGGGCGCAGATTTGTTTTGGTGCGCTTGATTCGCAAGGACCATCGACGGCAGCGAAAGATGGATCAGTGATGAAGGTAAGTTGAGTAGTGTTACCAACCATCTTGTAATACCCGCGTTGTTGTTCGCTGGTAAGAGTAAGTTGGCTCCAGATTTGCATCCAGTCACCGTATTGTCTGTCGATGCGTTGACCACCGATTTCAACTTCAACTTGAGCGACGAGTTGGTGACCAGGGCAGTCAAGCCATCTGGCGTAAACATCTTTGCCAGTGGCCGCCATAGTTTGGTTGATTTCTGGGAGAGTTACTTGGAGGTAAGTTCTGTAGGCAAGATCACCGTTTCTGGAGATGGTGCAGGTTACACGGCGACCGAAATCGGCTTGACCGTTGAAAGTTTGTTCGATGGATTCCATCGCGAAGTTAGTGTGTCTTCTGTAGGTAACCTTCCAGAAGGTAATTTGAGGATTGCCAGTAAGGTAGACGTCTTGAGCGCCGTAAGCTACGAGTTGCATTAAACCACCACCCATGATTTTATTATAATATTGCTAAAGAAAATAATTTTTCCAGAAATACTTTAATTAATTAAATACTTATATAGTCTTATATTAATAAAACTATATAATATACACTATCTTACCATATATGCTAACAAAATATTATTTATATATTTAAAATTATAAAATATCGATATTTTTAATTATTTCTTTTAATTAATTATTTCTTTTAATTAATTATTTAATTTATCAATACTTATATTATTAATTATAAAATTCGTTAAATATTCTTCCTTAAATATCTCCTTTTTATTTTCATGATTCTTTGTAAAAATATATAATCCATTCCGTTTTTTTACACACCAACCATCTTCTATTGCATTAAAAATAAATAACATCTTTCTTAAATGTAAATTTTTTTTATCATCCATATTACAAAATTACTAGAAATTATAATAAATACATAAACTAAATAATCAAATAAATAATTAAATAACTCTATATATATATTATATTACAACTACTATGCCAGGATTTAAACCTAAATCTTCTAAAAAAATAGAAGTAGATAACAGGTGTAATATAACATTGGATAATAAACATAAAGAATTTATAAATAAAT